ACCGAAGTGCAGTTCACGGACATGTTTCCCTACAGCCTCTCAGAAGTCGACTTTACGACTGCAGACGACAGCGTCAACTACGTCACCGCGCGCGTAGCATTCAAGTTTACACTGATGAAGGTAGTGTCTCTGATCGTCTGAGACACTCTTGGAGTACTATATTATGAAACTTGAAGAGATCCACGAGATGTGGTCGCAAGACTGCGAGATGAGCCCGTACGAACTCGGCTCAGAGGCACTCAAGGTACCGAAGCTGCACAGCAAGTACTTACGATTCTTCTCTCAGGAGAAGATGATCCTCAAGAAGATGGAAGAAGAGCGCAGCCAGCTCAACCTACTAAAGTACGACTACTACCGCGGGGTCCTTCCTGAAGAAGACCTTCGCACTCATGGATGGGAGCCGTTCAGACTCTCAGTCATCAAATCCGACGTTGGTAAATACCTAGATGCTGACCAAGACATCATCAAGTTCAACTTGAAGATATCCGTACAGCAGGAGAAGGTCGATACGCTAGAAGCGATCATCAAGGCCATTACCAACAGAGGATTCTTAATCAAGAGTGCGATCGACTGGGAACGCTTTAAGGTTGGTGGATAAGGTGCACCTCCGAAAGATAAACGAGACTTGGTTGAAGGTCGAGGCTGAGCCGTCGGTCGTTCAGGAGCTCTCTGATATCTTGACGTTCGAGGTACCCGGTGCCAAGTTCATGCCAGCCGTAAAGGCCAAGTACTGGGACGGCAAGGTACGACTCCTAAACGCACTTACCGGAGCTACGTACGTAGGACTAAAGGACGAGATATTGCGCTTCTGCAAGGTTCGCGACTACGAGTGCACTCTAGACGAATCTCTCAATCCCCAGAATAAGATCACCATAAAAGAGACCGCAGAGTTCTTAAAGTCTCTCGGTCTTACCATGACTCCTAGAGACTATCAGGTCGAGTCGTTCATGCACGCCGTTAACAACGACCGAGGCGTCTTCCTATCACCTACCGCTTCTGGTAAGTCATTCATCATCTACCTAGTGACGAGATACTATGACGCACGCACTCTTATTATCGTTCCAACTACTTCTCTTGTTAGCCAGCTGGCTACTGATTTTTCTGAGTATGGCTTTAGAAGCGATCAGCTGGTACACCGCGTCTTTGGCGGAGTGGCTAAGCAGTCTGATAAGCCGATCACCATCTCTACTTGGCAGTCGATATACAAACTTGATAAGACGTATTTCAAAGACTTTGATGTAATCATCGGCGACGAGGCCCATCAGTTCAAGGCAAAGTCTCTGACTACCATCATGGAGAAGCTCGAGAATACTAAGTACAGATTTGGATTCACCGGCACTCTCGACGGCTCACTTACTAACAAGATCACTCTCGAAGGTCTGTTCGGCGCAGTACATCAAGTCACGACTACGCGCGAGCTTATGGACGCTAAGACGGTCGCCGATATGAAGCTGAAGGTCATCATCTTAAAGCACGACAAGGATGCCTGCAAGGCCAGTAAGAAGTTTGACTACCAGAAAGAAGTAGACTACATCGTCACCAACGATGCTAGGAATAAGTTCCTTCGTAACCTAGCACTCTCGCTCAAGGGAAATACGCTTCTTCTGTTTCAATTTGTTGACAAACACGGAAAAGTGTTATATGATAGGATCAAGATTAAAGATCCGAACCGTAAGGTGTTCTTCATACATGGTGGAGTCGAGGCAGAAGACAGAGAAGAAGTTAGAAGAGTGGTCGAGAATGAATCAGACGCTGTCATCGTGGCTAGCTTTGGCACCTTTTCTACAGGCGTTAACATTCGCAACCTTCACAACGTCATACTTGCTTCTCCGTCAAAGTCAAGGATAAGACTGCTCCAGTCAATAGGCCGTGGACTCCGTATCTCTGGTACGAAGGACACGGTAAACGTGTATGATATAGCAGACGACATGCGCATAGGAACGCATACTAACTACACTCTCCAGCACCTAATGGAGAGACTCGAGATATATAATAGCGAGAACTTTGAGTACAAGATTTTTAATATGGATTTAGATAATGGCAAGAGCACCGGCTAAGCACTACGTAGACAACAAGAAGTTCTTTACCGAGATCCTGCACTACAAGCAGATGTGTAAAGACGCAGCTGCGGCTGGAAAGAATCAGAAGCCTCGAATACCTCCCTACCTCGGCGAGTGTCTATATAAGATCGCTTTCAGGCTATCACTCAAGCCTAACTTCGTCAACTATACTTTCCGCGAGGACATGGTCGCCGACGGTCTAGAGAAGTGCATCGCGTACTTCGACAACTTCGACCCAGAAAAGTCGAGCAACCCTTTTGCATACTTTACTCAGATCATCTACTACTCTTTCTTGACTCGCATCAACGGTGAGAAGAAGCACCTCTACATCAAGCAGAAGACCCTAGAGAACTTCTACTTCGAGGGCATGCTCGCAGATCATCAGGGCGGTGACGAGGACAGGAACGTAAACGTAGACCTCGACAACGAGTACATGCAGAACTTAGTAGCAAACTACGACAAGAGGCAGGCCGAGAAGAAAGAGAAAGTCAAGGCTAAGAAGGCTGAGATCGGACTCGACAAGTACTTTGGCATCAACGAAAAGGCTAAGAAGGCTGAGATCGGACTCGACAAGTACTTTGGCATCAACGAAGACGATGAGACAAGTGAATGAAGATAGCACTCATTACCGATACTCACTGGGGAATCCGCAACGATTCCTCGATCATGCACGACCAGATGAAGAAGTTTCTAGACGAGATCTTCTTTCCTGAAATTAAGCGTGCAGGCATCGAGCACGTCATCCATCTAGGCGATCTCGTCGATCGTCGTAAGTACATCAACTACCTTACTGCAAAGAGACTCAGGGAAGACTTTCTAGACCGTCTTCTCGAAGAAGACCTGCAAATGGACATCATCGTAGGTAACCACGACACGTTCTATAAGAACACCAACAGAGTAAACGCTCTACAGGAACTCCTCAAAGAGAACTACGCAAACATCAGGGTATGGGATGACGTCCCACACGACGTTATGTTTGACGGCACCAATATATTAATGCTGCCTTGGATCTGCGATGAGAACAGGGAGCAGTCTTTTGAGAATATTAAGAACTCTAAGTCTCCCATAGTCATGGGTCACCTAGAATTAAACGGCTACGAGATGTACAGGGGGCACGTGAGCGACCATGGAGATGATCCTAAGATCTTTGATAAATTCGATCTTGTCTGTTCTGGGCATTATCATACTCGTTCCAATAGTTCTAACATTTTTTATCTTGGTACTCCTGCTCAATATAATTGGTCTGATCACGGAGATCCTAAGGGTTTTCATGTACTTGATACTAAAACTAGGGGGTTGACATTTATTGAGAATCCATATAATATCTTTCATAAGATGTTCTACGACGACCTCAACAAGACAATAGATCAAGTCATAGTGTTCGACGCTGACAAGTATAAGAACTGCTACGTCAAGATCGTAGTCAAGAACAAGACTAACCCGTACTGGTTTGACCTAGTGATAGACAAGATAGAGAAAGCGGGAGTGGCAGACCTGCAGGTGGTAGAAGACCACCTCAACCTAGACCTAGCAGACGACACTGACATCGTCAGCGAGGCAGAAGATACGATCAGCATCATCCGCAGCTACATCGGCAGCATGACGGTAAACGATCACAAGAGAGTCGAGAACATCATTCAGTCACTCTACATTGAAGCACACGAGATAGCATGATATTTTTTAAGAAGATACGCTGGAAGAACTTCTTATCTACTGGTAATACATTCACTGAGATCGACCTCATCAAGGCAGACACTACTCTCATAGTAGGTGAGAACGGTGCCGGTAAGTCTACGCTGCTAGACGCGCTTTCTTTTGTACTATACAACAAGCCGTTCCGCAAGGTAAACAAGTCTCAGCTGATGAACTCGATTAACAAGCGAGACGTAGTAGTCGAGATCGAGTTTGAGATCGGCTCATCGATGTACAAGATCGTGCGCGGCTTAAAGCCGGGCATCTTTGAGGTGTACCGCAACAACTCACTGCTAAATCAAGACGCAGCTGCTCGCGACTATCAGTCTGTGCTTGAGAAGCAGATCCTCAAGCTCAACCACAAGAGCTTCTGTCAAGTAGTGGTGCTAGGATCGGCGTCATTCGTGCCGTTCATGGAGCTTCCTACTGGCCAGCGTCGTGAGGTAATCGAGGACCTGCTCGACATCCAGATCTTCTCTATCATGAACTCGCTGCTCAAAGAGAAAGTTGGTCTCAACGGTGAAGCTTTAATGAAGACTGACTATGAGCATGACCTGACTTCAGAGAAGATATCCATGCAGCAGCAGCATCAAGAAGCGATGCAGAAGAACACGACTGAGCAGATCGAGAAACTCAAGAGTGACCTTAGTGAGTACACGGCTAAGATCGACGCTGAGAAGAATGCTATCGCTGAACTGGAAGAAAAGATCGGAGAATTAAACGATGAGATCGGCGATCAAGACCAAGTCAACAAGAAGCAAAAGAAGCTACAGATACTCGAGGGCCAACTTGCTGATAAAGTTGCCAAACTCAAAGGTGAGATCGAGTTCTTCAATGCACATGATAACTGCCCTACTTGCAAGCAAGGCATCGATGATACCTTTAAGTGCGAGACTGTCGATAGTAAACAATCGCAACTCGAAGAGATCGCCGTTGGGATTGAGCAACTTAGAGAAGAGATACTCAATATCCAGCAGCGTATACAGGTCATATCAAGTATCTCATCTGAAATTACTTCTCTCAATATCGAGAAGATCACCCACTCAAACAGTATTTCAGGTCTACTCGCACAGTGCAAGAGAGCTGCTGGCGACATTGAGCTTCTTCACAAAAAGACCGAAGAATACGTCACTAACGACGACAAGATGCGCGAACTCGAAGAGAGCCTACAGACTCTAGTAGACAAGAAAGCAGAGCTGCTCCGCGACAAGGAAGCACTATCAATAGCTTCTCGAGTACTGAGAGACGACGGTATCAAGGCAAAGATCATCAAGCAGTACGTACCGGTCATTAACAAGCTTATCAATAAGTACCTGTCTGCCATGGACTTCTTCGTTAACTTTGAGATGGATGAGAACTTTGAAGAGAAGATCAAGTCACGGTTCAGGGATGAGTTTAGCTACGCCTCGTTCTCTGAGGGAGAGAAGATGCGAATCAACCTCGCTATCCTATTCACTTGGAGAGCTATCGCTAAGCTGCGCAACTCTGCTAGCACTAACGTACTTATTATGGACGAAGTCCTTGATGGCTCGCTTGACTCTAACGGCACTGATGAGTTTCTTAAGATCATCGGTAACCTGACTCAAGACACCAACACGTTCATCATCAGCCACAAGGTAGACCAGATGGTCGACAAGTTCAGCAACGTAATTAAGTTTGAAAAGAAGAACAACTTCAGCAGGATAGCAGCATGAGTGAATATAAAATTATGGAACTGATAAAGTACCCAAACGACATACTTACTACGGC